TCTTACCAAAACAAATTAAATAACAACAGCTAGACTACACCTTCTTCATTGGAGGATTTTTGTAGAAAGTCTATGCCACCGCGATGCAGAATGTGTTAATTCACCTTTCGATTAGTCCAAAAAGACTAAATCTGCTTAAGCGTCTAGAGATTGGTTAGATCTCTGTACATAGTCTCACAACCTTCTTCAACGGAGGATACGAGCTAGTTACTGATTGTCATTAGGGCAATCAAGATTTCCTTGGAGAAACCAAGATGCCCCTTTATTTTAGGGAAGAGTAGGCCAACTACCTGCCGCTTATCTTAGGCTGCACAGGTGTATACTATATAGGAACCTGACCAAGGTTCAGACCGGAATCAAACCGGGCATTTTCTCAGAAAAGACGGGAATATACCTATGATGGGGATCATTAATCAGATCTTCTACATCCATCATACGATTAAGAGAACGGAGAGATAACTCATAATTAACGGTCGCAAAATAATTTGCGTTTCTAACCGCCGAAAAGAAATTATCCCTTTCGAGCTTCCTCTGTAACTCTTTCGTAATAGGTTTTAACAAATCGTCTAAGCTAACAGCACTATCGAACAGCAAAGCAACTGTCAACATGCTGTAAACACGATTATATTCCTCCTCCAGATCCATCGAGACACCTTCAAAAGCGATTTCTTTATAATCAGCTTTTCCCAACCAATTAACTTGGGAGAGATAGTTTCTGTTAACTAATTGATGCATCTGCCAGACGGCTGGAGTCTTTAATTCATCCACTCTATGTTCACCATTCCCAATTCGTTTACGCACTTCATTAGCGATCACACGATCTTGAGATGAGACTGTTTCAAAGCGGGGATCTAATCCTAATCCGCCTAACCACGTGGGTAGATACCATTTACTGTTATCTATACTCCTCAGTAGTTTAGAGTGTTGTCTGAGGAACGAGCAATGAGCTTGTCGGGCCACCATATCGGGGCAAGTTTTTAGCAGTTCTTGATGGACACAACCAATATTGGCTAAGGTTTTCTCTCCCTTCAAGCCAGATTTCGATTGTCCAAACAATAAACCGGGGTTCAAATGCGGTCTTTCGACCCATAACCCATTAACACAATCGTACAAGACTGAATTAATTACACAAAACTCTCGAGAGAAGTAAGTCTTACCTACAGAGGATTCCAAGCCTCCAAAAGCAGTCAAACGCTCCCAACAAGATCTAATTCTGTCACTAGGACCAGAAAAGACACAATCATCTCCATTAACCCTTAAGGGTAACTTCCGATCTAAATTGAATCTTTGTCCCGAAGCCATTTCTATGGCCGATCGACAGAAAGCTGCATTAGCTATACAAAGAAAAGGGAAAGATATGATCGAACCCATCAACTGTCCTTCCTTTTGTGGAAGAAATTCAGGAACCTCCCCGTCAATTTTAATATTCGGGTACTCAGTTCTACTACTTGAGTCAGTTGACTTATTCACAAAGATATGTCCTGTAAGACAAATACGTATCATTTCAGACAGATCACCAAAATAATTCTCAGGAAGGAGTTCTAAATCCTTGACTGGGAAATTCTTAATGATAAGGGGCATTAAAGCCTCATTAATGGTCTCTGAAACCCACGAGTGCAGATTATCTGTACTTGCCTTATAATCCCCAGAAACTATAGTTTCCTCTTCGGGGAGATGTTGAAACAATTGGTTAATCAAAGCGCAGTTAACTGGCTTACCAATAAGTTCAAACACAGGATGTCTTTTCAACACTTTCCACAACCATTCTTGAATTGGTTTTAAACAAAAATACTTAAGAGGGGGACCTTTTGAAATAACCCTGACCTTAAAAGGTTCAGGTAGTCCAACAGCCTCAACGTAAGGCACTTCTTTGACTGCCTCCGGCCAAACTCTTTTATAGAGTTTTTCGTATAAAACTTCAATCTTCGTGGTATCGATCATAGCACCAATTGAATCTCTTTCCTGGACTTCTTCCGAGAAGCCTCCCCAATTCCAATCATCGAA